GGTAGATTTTACCTTCCCAGACAACATCGGCAAAGAAGGACTCTTGTGCCTGTTCTGGTTGAGAACCACCCATATTGAGGGTTCCATTGAAGTCACCGTTGATGGTGATGCTTTCGGATAAAAATTGATTAAAACTTTTCATATCAGCAGTTCCACGCTCTGAGGGACTTATTGATTCTGCTATTGGGATCGTTAGCAGTCTTGGAAGAAGTCAGTTTCTTCTTCATACCAGACATTCTGGCACAGAAGGACTTACGACGAGGATTGCCGACCTTCTTGGAAGGTGCCTTCAGATCAGAACCAGGATTCTCTCTTTCATAGGACTTGCGTCCTTTCTCATTGAGACCACCTTCCTTGTTCTTTCCTGCCTTACGTTGCCAAGCAGCAACCTCTTCGATATTCTCACCTTCGGGTTGGTAAGAGTTGGCAAGAGGAAGACTGATACCAGAACCACCAAGTCTCTTGACGGCAGCACCCGCAGCCTGAGATTCTGGACCAGAAGCACCTTGCTTCAGTTTGGTTGCTTTTTCGATCCTCTGTTGCTTTCTGTGTGCTGCAGGATCAATGGCAAAAGATTCGGAAGCAGTAGTTTTAGAAGCAGCACTCATGTATTTGTCTGCTTTAGATGCTTTCTCTGAAGCAGCAAGACCACTGAATCTTCTCTTCTTATTCTTTTTAGCAGCATCTTCAATCTCAGATCTAACCAACTTGCTTCTAATTCTACCTCTTCTGCTTAGAGGACCAGGTTTCGTCTTGTCAATTGCTTTGACGAGAGCCATTCTAATACCCTCATCAATCTCAGTTTCTTCTGCTTTGAGAGTAGATCCAAGTGGATTACTTGACAAAGCAGAACCTACAGACTTAAGAGTATCTCTAAACTTCTTTCTGGGATCTGGTTTGGGTTTAGTGTCAACGTCACGAATAACAGTGGATCCAGGAACAATTCTTTGAGACCCACCACCAGGATAAGTGATGGTAGATGGATCACCTGCCTGACCAGTGGTTTGAACTCTATTCTGCTCCTCAAGAGCTTCTTTTACGGATTTGATTCTAGTGCTTTGGGCAGTTTTGGTCATTGTTCCACTATAAAGCCTTTTATTACCAACACCAGGAATGAACTCACCAAGTTCACCCTTTGCCTTATCATTATTATCTACATCACCATCAGCATCAGTATCAACTCTTTTGACTGCTTTTGAAACAAGACGTTTTAAATTTTTCGAAGGAACTTCGTGCGGTGTATGTGCCGATGCGTGAATTTCGTTAACAGGAACACAGTTGGGAACTGTTTTGTTGCCTTTCTTTTTCATACCTTTCTGGGTGTAACCTTGCCAGCACTTTTCGTCTAAGTTCATTTCTTCAGTTGCGACGTTTTTAGCTTTACCTTTTTTATTTGGATTGGGATCTTCACGATTCTTACGACGAAATGCTGTCTCCTCTTCACCCTTATCTAGGTTGCGTTTCATTTTACTTGAACCGCACTTTGGTTTGGTTGTCTGACCTGGTTGTTTGGCACAGGGTTTCCCTGCGTATTTGCCACCCAACTGAACCCAACCAGGGGTGCCATCAGAAGCACGACTCTTAGTAAACCAGTCGTGCAAAGAAGAATCACCACTTTTGTTCGATTCATTCATTCGACCATTCCAAACACTATCTACTCAGTTATTTATTTTTCTTTTCGTCTAACAATCCTTGCTTGATTAACTTCTGTAGTTCTGCTGTAGTACCAACAATCAAAGCATTATTGGTAATATTAGTAGTACTGGATTTTTCCTCAGCATTTAGTTCTTTCAACTCTTTCTGCAGTTTAAGAAGTTTATCAGTGGCATCAGAAACATTCTTAATCAATTGACCAGCAACTTCATATGCTCTAGGTGAGTTGGTTTCTTGTGCTAACTCCATCACACCATCTAGAGTCTCCTGACCCTTTTCGATAATAGAGTAAAGTTGACCCCTACTGTATTCGTAATCTCTATCAATATCAGTTTTGTCAATAGCATCTCTCAGTTGTTTTTTTCTAGGTAAACAACCACCTTCTGGCACAATAGATGCTTCAACATCTAATGCCTTATCAATACCATCATATTTTGACATGATTAAATATCCGTTTGTTGGGTAGGACTATAGGTTTTAGAATCTTGGAAGAATTCAAATGTTTCCGAGAATCCAAAATCATCGGATGGGTCGGCATCAATAGGATCGGGAACGGCAGTATATCTTTGTTCTCTCTTAGCAATAGTCTGATCCGTATTTGTATACATATCAACTTGAACTTTTCTGATGAGACCTTCAGAAGAATCAGCAACAGGACCAAACAGATAAGTTTTAGCAGTAAAATCGAAGGTATAAATCAAAGATCTTCTACTTGAAAAGTCACCTTCATAATCATCCTGCATGGAAATTCCATTCAACACAACAGGAATATCTTTCTTCTCACCGATAGAAGAGACGAGATCAACGGTCAAGTTAAAAGATGGTTGAAAGTATGGGAGAATTTGTTCAGTTACCTGAAGAGCATCATCATTCAATTTAACATAAAGTGCTAATTGAAAATTAATGTTGTATGGAACTGGAAGATATACTTGTCTAATATCACCACTACCTGTTACTGCTTTGAATGTTTTTGTTGCTGTTGTCTTTCTAGTAGGGTCATAAGAAATTCCAGTCATTTCAAATGACATTCTTGGTAAAGTAATCGCAACTGGTTTGCTTAGATCTGCTTGCTGTTGAATCTTAGCAAGAAATTTTTGCATTGGTGCGTAAGCCAATGGCACCTTGATGTCATCAACAACATTTCCATCATTATCCTTATGCTGAATGTGAATGTTATTGAAAAGAGTGCCGAAGGATACAATAGTCCTTCTAATAATTTCGTGGTAAAAATAAGTTCCTAACATTAGAAGTCACCAAATGGGTTATCTTCACTGAAGTCAATGATGCTCAATCCCTCAGTTTCAAATTCTTCGTTTTGATCATATGGAGATGATTCGTCATAATCATTATAAGATGACACTTTCCACCTTGCTGAAGAAGCAGTTCCAATAACTGCCTCACCGACGTAGAATCTACCACTATTTATTCCAACCTTAAGAATCTTAGTAGTGGAGTTCCAATCTCTAACCTTTGCGGTTACAGAAGATGCTTGACCAACGATTTCTTCATTGTATTGATAATTGCTTTCGATCAGAGCACCATCTTCACCAGTACGCAAGACGTTGAGTGTTGGTGCCTGAGTGTATCCAATACCAGTATCGGAAATGAGAATATTGGAGATAACACCATTGGTAATAACTGCTTCTGCTCTGGCAGGTGTAATTCCCGTGCTAGATCCAAAGGAGATAACTGGTGTGTTGTAGTAATTTGTACCACCGTTGAGAATACGAACAGAAGTAATACCACTATTAGTAAGAACCGCAGTCGCAGCAGCACCAGAACCGTAAACACCCTGACCACCAGGGGCAGTGTTAGCAATACTGGTAATAGTTACTGTTGGTGGTACGGTATAACCAAATCCAGGGTTAGTGATTAAAATTCTGTCAATCGAATGAACACCACTTCTTACCGTAGTAATAGCAACTGCTTCTGCCGTAGAGTTGGGAAGCAACGCAGGTGAGGTACTGATAGAAACTGTTGGAATTCTAGTATATCCAGCACCATCATTGGTTAAAACAATTTTTTGGAGAATACCCGTTCTACCAAAGTTATCGATTCTGAGAGAAGCAGTTACACCCTGACCAACAAGGGTAAGTTCTGTAATATATCCAATTTCCTTTACCTCATCATCGATAAAATCAATAGTTGTATCAATGTCTTCACCTTCATACTGGAACAGTTCGCATTCCAATTTATATGTGTAGTTTGTGCCAAGTTGATAGAAGGGTTGTTCGTGCTCTACTCTCTTTACTTCAAACAGTCTCTCTCCCAATGGGAAATAGATTAAGTCCCCCTCTTTTGGTCTAGTTGTTAGAAGAATTTCTTCTTCAGAATACTCACCCAAAAATGGTTGGATAAATTCTTCAAATCTTTCTTTTGAAATAGTGAGTGTTACTTCATTTTGGAGATTGATTCCAAACTTTGTCATAATGTCGGAACCAGGAGCATATCCATCAAAGTTTTCAAGATATGCTTCAAGAACAAAATTGTCATCAAACTTTGATGCTTCAATTTCTCTAATGATATTATCCTGACCAAGAACTTTTCTTGGAAGGTAATAAATGTCTATTCCATAAGTTCTCAAATGCTCATTAATCAGATCCTGAATAAGGAACTGTTCATTTTGAGAACCTTGTAAAAAGAATGGATTAAGTGCCATTATCCGATAAGGTCAAGGGGAGGAATTTCGTATTCTGAAAGCATTCTCTTCTTGATGTCCTCAAGTTCTTTCTCAGCATCATCGTAGATTTCTCTACCATTAAGTTCAATACCGCCAGGAAGTTTTGCTCCCTTGAACTTGATGAGGTTCTGACCCCACTGTCTCTTGATCAGAGCAGTCAGATACATCTTCAGGAAAGAGTCATTATAAACATTGGTAAAGTCATCAGGATCCATGATCCTGTAGCAATCTAAAACAATGTAATCACCGACTACGGCACTTGCCCAGTCAATATCCATGTATAATCTATTCTGTCTCTTATTAAATCTCAACTGCTTGTCAGTTGTCAAAAGGAAATCAATATCCTCAAGATAACTCTTAGTCATCGCATAGGTCAGGAGACCTTGATATCCAAGGTCAAATGCAATATCATTCAAGAATAATTGGTATTTGACACTGAACATTCCATTAGAAATGGAACTGGAGTCAAACTTGAATACCTTCTCAATACCGATTACGGAATCTGGAACCTGAATATAGTTTGCGTTTTCGTACCAAGTAAATGATGTGCCAACGGTAGAGGTTGCTGTTTCACTTGTGATTCCAGTTCCACCAGGACCAGCAGTACCACGAGATTTATCATCAGAAGTGATGCGATACTTTAGTAAAGTTCTGGCAACACCATCAAAGTGTCTTTCGTGGAACAACTGAAGAGCATCATCAACGGCATCATCAATCTGTTCATCGGCAACGTTGATTTCTAAGACAGGAGCACCTAGTTTCCTGAGACAATAATCAATAAGTGATTGTCTACTATTCGGTTTTGCCATTAGAAGGAGCCTCCGTCAAATACGTCTGTCCACACTGGAACACCAGATGCGTTGGTTGTGAGAAGATAATTAGAAGTTGTAATACCACTAGTTGTCGCACCACTGCTGACGATTAATCCGTCACCATCAAAGAATGCGATTCCATTAGGACCATTGTAATCACCAGAATCATAATAAATTCCATCAGTTGCCGAAAGGAATCCGACAATGTTGACGTGAGTGCTGATGGCAACGTTGCTGCCAATCTCAGAGTTTAAGGTGAGAGCACCTGTCTTGCTATTTATTGTGTTAGTGCTAGCAACACCGATCTCGATGTTAGCTGCTGTTGTAACTCCACTTATGTTAAGAGACTGGGTGAATGTATTGCCAAGTACAGTAACACCAACACCAGTGGTCTGGAACTTTCTTACGTTATCGTAGTAGAGTTCGATTGCTCCGTTCAGTCCAGCAATCAGGTAGTTTTCACCACCAGTGCTTTGCATGAGGATGTAGTTATCACCCTGAATATAAAGATTACCTTGACCCTGCTCAGTGATGTAACTATTAGAACCATCATGACGGATTCTTAAATCATCACTAAGTCCAAAGAAAAGGCTATCATTATCGTAGAAGTGAACATCACTAGTGAAAGTGGAAACACCAGTTACGTTGATTCCACCATAAACGTTAACACCGTGAGTTGTAGTCTGGAATCTCAGGTTATCATCAGAGTAGAGAACTACAGCACCGTTGTTATTGAAAACTGCGTATCTTTCACCAGAAGTAGAACCGAGTCTGATTTCGGTTCCGTCACTTTGTAACAACAATCTGCCAGTGCCGACATCTCTAATGATCGAATCAGATCCACTGTGGTAGATTTGAAGATCATCGGAGTTACCAAAGTTCAGAACATCGTTGTCACCGAAGTAAACATTGTCTTGGAATGTGGCAATACCAGAGAACGTGAAGTTGGTAGCAAATCCAGAACTAATGTTGATGGTGTTAAACTCACCAAGAGGAGAATCAATTTGGGTGAGAGTAGCAATTCCAGTAGCAGTAATGTTTTCAACTAAAGTATCACCGACAACATCCAATCTTGCTCTTGGTGCGTCTGTTCCGACTCCAAGGTTTTGGTTGTTATCCAACCGCATTCCTTCAACACCATCAGTATTGAATCTGATAGTGCCGTCAGAACCAGTGTCGTCCAGAGCAATAGAAGTATCACCCTTCTGGAAGGCATCAATCTGAACGACTGATGCTGTCAGAATACCAGCAATGTTTACGTTGCCAATAATATTGACTTCACCAGAACCAGCAGGGTTAAGATTGAGATCACCAGAGAGAGTCTCAATGCTGTTTCCAGAGATAGAGACGTTACCAAACTGACCACTAGTAGGAGTTATAACACTGCTGTTAGTGCCATCAGTAATCGTCAGGGAAGAAAGTGCCTGAAGGCTTGTTACCTGGTTAGTGAAGGATACCGTTCCATTCTCTTGATCGACGAAGAATGCCTCACCGACTCTGAAGTCACCCTTATGGTCGATGCTGACATAGGAAACTTCACCGTTGTTGAGTTCGGTAACCTCGTTTGCTTGAACAGCAAGGTTAGGATCGTTAGAGAAGTCTCCACCAGAACCGACAAAGTTGAAGTTGACGGCAAAGAATCTCAGAGCAACACCGTCACCATCGGCAACAACACCCTTCTGACCATACTCAACGGCACAACCGACCGAACGCATGTCAGCACCGAACTGACTGAAGTCAGCAAGGGTAAGTTTGGTTGCGGTTCCGATTCCACCACCAGCTTGCTCAATGCGAATGTCCTGATTGACGATGATGTCATCAGCAGTGGTGGTTACACCAGCAGAACCATTGAAGTGGAGAAGAACAGAGGTGTCTCTATCACCCAGAAGTTCTGCTACTGGAGCAGTGAAGTTTGCTCTGTACTTGCCTACACCCTTCTCAACTCTATACTCATCAATGTATCCCTTATAAGCACCTGTAGCACCGTCATATTCGGCACCAAGGACCATTGGCTTGGTGCTTCCATAGTCATTGCTATCCGAGTAGGTAGAACCCTCTTGTGTGCCGTCAATGAACAGTTTGGTATTGCTATCTGTTCTGGCAACGGCAACGTGATAATAGGTGCCAGTGCTCAGTCCAGTGTTGCCCAGAATAGCAGTGGTGGTTCCTACCTGCAGACCGATGCTAGCACCGAGAGAAACAACGTTGATCGCAGTATCGGAATCAGATCCATCTCTCAGGTCAAACAGAGTCTTCTTGCCAGTGATTTCATCTGGTCTGATGAAGAACTCAACAGTAAAGTCACCAGTTCCAAAACCAAATCCACCAGACGTTTCGGCACTAATAGAATCGTTTGTACCATCAAGATACAGTGCTGCTGTACCAAACTTGGGGAAGTTGGTGGAGAGTTGTGCGTCACCATTGAAGGTAACTGCCTGAGCAGATCTGTTTGGCAGAACTTCAAATCCAGTGCTCTTACCTTGGATTCTGAAATAAGTGGCATCGGCACTAGCAACAATACCAGTTGCCAGACCAGTTACACCGTCAGTATCAAAGTAGGTAACAGTGTTACCGACTCCAACGTCTGTCGTGAGACCAGTTGCTCTCAGTCTTGTCTTACCTGTAGAAGCAAAACCAACAGAACCAGACAGACCCTCAATACCAGTTGCGGCAAAGTAAGAGAAGCAGTTCAGGAACTCAACTCTGGCACCGTTAGTAAAGGAAAGTGCTTTGCTGTTTGGAACGATGAAGGTACATTCGTTAAACAGGAATCCTGCTTCCAGAGAATCACTTGTACACTCAGAACCATCGACGTAAGCACCACCACCAGCAATGTAGAAGGATGGTGGAGAATCTGCTGTATTGTATCCGTATGGATCATCGGCAGTGATATTGCTACCAAAGTTCAGAACGGTTACTCTCTGAACATATGGGGATCTATTTGTGATAGCAATACCAGGAGCATACTTAAATGCGTATCCTTTATTTGCTGGGGTGTCAAAGTAGAGTCCACCAACCGTCAGATCCTCAACAACGGTTCTGTCATTCATCAGGAAGCAGTCTTCCTGCTTTGTTGCCGTTGTTGGCATAATCTTCGTAGCACGAAGACCAGCACCCTTAACTGTCAGACCTCTAGGAACCGTCAGTGGGAAAGTTTCTTCGTAGACACCAGCACTAATATTCAGAACATCGTTTTCACCGATGTTGCTGATCTGTGTCAGTGCGTATCCAACGTTTCTCCATGGTCTCTCTGGTCTGTCACCTTCATTATCGTTGCTTCCATTTTCGGAAACATAATAGGTGTTGCCAGGAGCAAACGACGTGGAGATATTTGCTTCTTGAGGATTCTGCCAGATTAACTTGCCACCAGAGATCGTCAGGATGGAGTTGGCAGCACCTACATTGTTGTTACTATCATAGATGGCAGTATCAACTCTTACAATCTCACCAGTAAGGGTTGTAGCACTGACAATGCCACTTCTGAAGGTGATTGCCGTTCCTACGGTCAGAGTGTCTGTAATCGTCGCATAGGTGCCAGTCAGAGACGTTACAAGACCCGTTGTGATCTTGGCATCAAGAGCATCAAGGTTTTCTACATCCAGAGTTGGGATTGTAGAGATACCAGTCGTGATGAGATTGGCAATCGTGCCAACACCACTGATGTTAATGTTTCTACCAGTTACCTCATCGTATACAACGTCACCAATGACGTTCAGGTTACCAGCAACATAAACATCATTCTGGAATGTTGCTACACCGACTACAGTAGAAGCACCAGATACTTGAATATCGGTGACAATACCAGCAGTGATGTAGGCACTGGTGATCATGCCAACGTTGATGTTGGCAGCAACTAAATCAGCAGTATTAGCATCAATAGTGGTGATTGTAGCAGCAGTACCGACAATATCGGTAACAGCAAGTCCAGTGATGTTTACATCACGGGCATCTAGAGTTTCAATATCGACCGTAGTGATGGTCGCATAAGTACCAACCTGACTGGTGATGATACCAGAGGTGATCTTTACATCATTAAGATCAGCAGTTTCGGAGTCAAGAGTGGTAATCGTACCAAGACCACTATTGAAGTTGGCAATAGTACCAACACCAGCAATGCTAAGGTTACGACCTCTTACTTCGTCATATACAATGTCTCCGACAACATTTAAGTTACCAGCAACATATACGTCACTTTGGAAAGTGGCAATGCCAGTGACAGTAGAAGCACCAGATACCTGAATGTCAGTAAAGATACCACTTCCAAGAGTGGCATTTACGGCATCGAGGTTTATTACATCGATGGTGGTAATCGTTGCGGCAGTACCCGTCAGAGAGGTTACTACACCAACATCAATGTAAGCATTAGTAATAATGCCAACTTGAGATCTTAAGTTGGTAACAGCAAAATCAGTGGCAAGACCAGCATTGACATTGAGAGTCTGAATATCACCAGTCTCAGAGTCAAAGGTGGTTATTGTGCCATATGTGCCGACTAAAGATGTTACTAAACCAGCAGCAATATAAGCATTGTGGACACCAAGGGTTCCACCAATAGACATTGCCTCATTTACGGTGGCAATGCCAGTTACTACTACCTGTCTAGCAGTAAATTCATCAAAGGTAATATCACCAGTTACATCTAAATCACCTTCAATATATACGTCATTCTTGAAGGTGGAGATACCAGAAACAGACAGTCCACTTCCTACTTGGATTCTGTCGATTAAGGCATTAGCATTAGCAGAGAGTACCTTTCTAGGTAACAGAACACCTTCCTGAGTTAGGTTATCAGGAAGTCTCTCCATGTAGTACTGACCGCCTACAGGATAAGGCAGTGTGTTTACACCAGCAGCACTACCAATGTAGAGTTTCCTGTAGGTGCCACCAGCACCAAGGTTGTTAGTATCGTATACGTAGACTAGTTCACCATCGGTTACACCTGTGCCTACTGGAGGCAGATCAGGTAAACCGATGCCATACGTTCTTTTTAATTTAATCTGTGACATCAGTAAACACCCCCATCGATGTCAAACTGAGCTGTGGAGGTATTCTTCCAAAGTCCAGATGAAGCTTCATAAGCAGCAAACTGACCGTCAGTAAGATCAGAGAACGATGTGTCAGTTAATGCTGAAAAGGAAGGAACTGCGGAAATGGTTCCAGATGTTAAGACTTTTACTGCAGGGGTCTGACCAACACGAACTTTTATGTTGTTTGCCATTACCTAGTTACTCCTCCACGGACGATAACTGAACCTTCAACCGCTCTAGTTTTTGTCCCACTTCCATCTACAATAACTACATCATAAACATATCTTCCAGGTTTTAATGTCGAAGTCAAACTAGAACCCATGGAAACGGAAATGGATCCGCTTGCTGGGTTATCAATTGTTGTCACAAAGGGAGTACTGTCTGTAGCGGTATAATGTTTCCTTAAAAAGGCACTGTGTCCATAACCAGCTAAGTTAATAGGTGCGTCAGAAGCAGTATCTGCCAGCGTGAAAGATTGACTAAAATTCACGCCAGCATTAATAGTTAAATTAGTTACATATACGGCAGCCATTTAATCACAAGCACCCTATACAGGTATTTATCTACCTAATAAGTCATGGACTAATTTCTTTAATTCAGCAACTTCTTCATAAAGACTAGAGACTTCTTGCTCTAAATTTCTTTTCTCTTCTTTTTGTTTAGTCAATAAATTTCTTTGACGGACATACTCTAGATATGCCCGTCTATCAGTATTTACTATCGCACCAGTATTAGGATCACGATAGAGGTTTTGATGTCCCTCTACCTTTATCATGCCAGTGCGATCGTTCTAATATCCCTGAATGTTGGAACCTTAGATTGATTATTTGTTGTACATACAATCTTGATTACATATCCAGTAAACTGTTCAAGATTATCAGCAGTGAATTGATATTCCAGATAATCATTTGGAGTCAGACTTGGTGGAACCAAAACATCTGGATGTCCAGTGTTGGCAGCAATGTTAATTACCTGATCACCGAACCCATCACCATCCGTATCAACAAGATTTTCATATCCAGGGAACAGTTCATAAGTCTGGTCAATCTCACTAGAGTCTGCTCTTACTAACTTGTAAAGGACTCTAAAGTCTGCGTCAGAAGGTCTGGCAGCAGTCAGAAGAACTCTTAAGGAAGTTGCTGGTTGCTGAAGATCAACTCTCTGAGAAACATAGATCGCAGAGTGTGGATCTGTATCATCAGAATTGACTCTACCATCAGTAGCATAATTCAGTCCTGGGTTATCGATTCTGTTGGAGAACAGTTCCAGGTTGGCAGTGTCAAGATTGATGTATGGAGAAACATAATTACTTTGTGTCTCAAGTTGGACACCTAAAGTGAAGGACTTGCTACGTGGA